CGGCCAGTCCCATCATGACGGCAGCGGCACTTACGGTGCTGCTGGGGTTGCCGGGTGCGGACGTAGCACGTGCATACGCAAGCGCCACCGGATTGAACGTGACTTGGTAGTTCGTTCCGTCTGAAGTAATTCGAGCAAACTGCCCAGGTGCTATCTTATAAGTGGCCGCACACGTACCTTGCGCGCAAATCTGCGACGTCGTGGGCGTGATGGTGATAATGGAAGCAACGGCGCTAGAGTTGTTCTCTATGTCCGTGTACCAGCCAGACTGAAAAGCGCTCCCCGTCCCGGCCTGCCCGATACTGTACGCTTGCGCCCCGGCATTCTGTGCCAAGATCAACTTCGCTCTGTCTCCGTCCACGATAGCGTACGAGGCGCCGGATTGCGAATTGATACAGTGCGCCGCCGCCAGCGTGCCCGTGCTCGTAATCGCAGTTTGTAAACACGAGGTAGCGATAGACGAGACGATACCGCCGCCGGGCGTTATCGACGTGACAGCCGAAGGCGTACATGCCGTTTGCGAAGCGGCTGTAATAAGTCCTTTGCCGTTGACGGTGATCGTGGGGCACTGCGTGGAGCTGCCGAACGCCCCCACATTGCTGTTGACCGTCGACAGCGTCAGTACGCCGGCTGCCGAAATGGCGCCATCGCCCGACACGGTGCGACAAACTGGGTCCGTTGCGCTGCCGATTGCGATCTGTCCGGAACCGCACAGCAGCGACGTGTAACCCTGTACGGTCGGCCCCTTGCCGATGGCGAATGCGTGGTTCGCAACCGTTCCGGCATTGTCTCCGTATGCAGCCGTACTGATTGCCGCGATAAGGACCGCAGATAGTAATTTCCTCATAACGTGTAGCCTCCCGGCACGGGACGGAAGAGCAAGCTGGCTCCGTCACCCGCAAGCGTCCATGATGTCGCACCGTTCGGAAAGACGTCTGTTCCCGTACGGTTAATTAGGATGTTGTTCGTTCCGGCAAGATTGGCCCAGTCAACAACCTGTACGGGGTTGACTTTGGTGCTCGCTGCCGGGAGCACTAACGTCACGGGAGCGCCGACATTGAGCACTCGCAAAATAGTCGTGTTAATGTTGACGCCAACCGGCCCGACGGCTGCAACGTCCTGTATAACCGGAGTTGCGCCCGTGGTCGCTGGCGCCAGAAATGTAGACCACAGTTGCGGCGTGGCCGGCTGGTAGGCGCCCGCAGCGCTGTTCCACAGATATACCGCGCCCTCCCCGGACCATGACGGTACGTTCGGCTTGAACCATACCGTTGTGGCCTGATTGGCAACCGGGGCCACGGCGCCAACAAACACGGTAGCTAGCCCAGAGCGCGCGAGCGCCTGCATGACGAAGTCCAGGCCCGGGACCCGCGCCACGCGTCCGCCGTTCTTGGTAATTCGAACGAGCGCCAGAAAATCCGTGATTGGGCTGTAGCTCATGGGTCACAGGTTCCACTTGTCGCCACCGCGAAACCGCTGGTAGAGCCCGCCGCCGTTGTGGCGCCCACTGTACCGGGTATCGCTGTGGCGCTGGCGTTGCACAGCCACCCGTTGTTGACGCTCAGATATGATTGGCCGCTAGCGAGTGCGCCGGATACTGTGAAAGTGGAGAACCTAGCGCCCGCGTTGGAATTGTATATGAACCGCGAATACGAGGCCCCGCCTCCGAGCGTGAGCTGACCGCTCCATACGAGTTGGCTGCCGCCGGACTGCTGTATCATCGGGCCGCCGAAGGCTACCCCTGTGGCGGTCATGCCCGCGTTGATGGACGCGACGGACAAGAGATCGAGGCGCAGCCCGGTCCCCCACGTTCCGGTGTACGTGATAGGCGCCGCTGAGTTGACCTTGCAAACGCTGTCGCACCAAATGCCAAGGTCCGTAGCTCCGCCGCCATTGAAGAACGTACCCGGCGCAGAGATGCCGGAGCCATTCGACAAATCGACACCGCTTTGCTGGTGAAGAAACAGCCCATAACACGGGTGCGAGCCCGCGAAAGAGCAATCAAATTGGATATTCGCGAATATGATGTACCCGGCAAAGTCGTACATCTCCCAAACGACACTGCCCGCCGTGCGTAGCGTCGCAATGCCACCATTGCCGACTACGTAAAAGACGCCAAGACCCGTTCCGCCGCGTGGCATGGTAGTTGACGAGTTTGGGAACACGGTTGGCGATAGCAGAAAAGCTGGCACGCCGGACAGCGTCAAGTCGTACTCATTTTGAGCAATCGCAATGCCCTGGTTTACGTCTGCGTACGCGTCATTCGTGCCGGCAGAAATAAAGCCATCGTTGGCATTGCTGCCATTCGGATCGACGAACCAAGACGGCGTAAACGTTGGGCGGAAGCGTCCAGGGAAATACTTCGCGACCCATGCGCCACTTTCGATTGCGATCGTACCGCACTGCTGCATGTACAGGCGCGCGTAAAACGGGCTGGGGAAACCGCTAAGCCGTACGGAACGTCCGATAGAACTATTTGGGTTCCCGTTGCAGAAGCTGACAACGGCGTTGCTCGCGAAGCCGGAGACAGAGGGCAGCGTCAGCGTAAACGGCCCGCCCGTTATGTATACCGTTTTGCCGTTGTCTGACGGGGCAATCGCGTAGCTTACGTTTTGCGCGTTCAGTACGTTGGCATCGATGCCGGTGGGCAGTACGAACGGAGCCGGGGCCTGAAACGTCGGGTCCGCACTTGACCCGTTGCCAGTGAGCACCGTACCGACAGCACCCGGCCCGGCGCTGTTGAAGCCAGTTGACCCGCCACCGTTCCCGATCGGGACGGAGTGTATGGGCGTCTGCCACTGCGCATGCGACGGTACGCAAAAAGACACGTACAGCAGCAGCTCAACGAGAAAGATACGAAACAGCTTCATGGCGCGATTACCCAGGAATTGAGGTCGGGAGACGGTTGCAACGAAACGCCCGCCGCGCTGTCTGCGCGAGAGAGTAGCTGATATGACCCGTATCGCATGATCGTGGCCCCATCTGGCGTCGTCAGCGTTATGATATGGTTCACTACGGAGGTAGAGAAGTCGACTATCTGCAACCGGCGCCCCGTCAAGAACTGCGCGGCAAGATTTGGCAGCGTCAGCACCGTTGACGCCGGGCCTATGCGCTGCACCGCTACTAGCGACGCACCGGGGTCGATCGCTTGTGCTGGCGTAATGACTGACTGAAACACGTAGCCAACCGTTGCCGGCGCGAAGATCGCGGCCCACAGCGCGGGCGTCGCCAGCTCATAGGCTGCGCTAACGGTGTTCCATAGGTACAGGAGACCTTCCGCCGTATACGAAGGCTGCGCCGGCTTAAACCATGCCGTAGTTGACTGATTGACAAGCGGCCGCGTCTGCCCGACGTACAGCTTTATGAGCCCGGCACGTGCAAGCGCGGCGACGACGTAATCGAGCCCGGGCATGTCCGCGATCTGCGCGCCCGCGCTGCTGTTCCGTATCAGCGCCAAAAAATCTGTGACCGGGTTATATGCCATCAATTCTTGCTCGCGATGATGACGTCAACGTATGCCAGCGACAAATTAATCGGGTGCGAATGCGGACCGTCACCGCCCGTATTGCCAATCGTGAAGGTAGCCGATAAGCCAAACGCGCCGCCGCCGCCGATGCCAGCACCCGTGCCGTTGTATATGGGCGAAGGACCCGATCCTCCGACAGGGTGGTTATGCGACGGCATCGCGGGAACCGTCAACGTCGTATTGCCAACCGTGGTTTGCGCAAAAATCGTGCTGAACGGAGTTCCGGGCGTGGCGCCAACCGCTCCGGACACCACACGCAAACCGTAGTCGTTAACACTCGTCTGCTTCGTCCAGCCCGTAGGCGCCGTTGTCTGCTGAAACAGCATGACGGTTCCGGAGGGAAATTCAGCCGTACGCGGGGACCACGCGGGGTCCGCTCCGGGTCCATTTGTGGAGAGGACCTTGCCGGCGGTGTCCGGTGGCAACTCAGCCCAGGCAGCAGCGCCCCGGTAAATAATCGAGCCACGTACGGCTCCGAATATCGCGTCAAGCAGCGAAGACAGAGTGGCCCACGCCGGCAGTCCCGCAGCGACAGACAGCAGCGTATTGTTGGCGCCAGCGCCCAGCGCCTGCCATACGAGCGCACCTCGATAAATCAGCTCCCCGGGTGTCACGCCAAATGTGTTGTCAAGCGACACGCTGGTGATTACGTCCGCCGTGCCCGGTACCGGTTGCGCCGGCCATGCGCCAAGCGCCTTCGGTCCGTAAATTCCATTCGGCGCGTCCGTGCGTACGGCGAAGTCCCCGTTATTGCCTACTGTGTTCAGCGGAGGGCCGCCCGCACTCGTCCACCACGAAACGCCGTTCTCGCCTGCCGATGCTTCAAGCAACTGCAGGAACAACGCGGGCGTAGCCGCAAGGTACGCTGTCGTAACCTTGTCCCACAGACGCAGAACGCCTTCGGCCGAATAACTCGGAACGGCCGTCTGTAGCCAAGCTGTCGTAGACTGGTTGGCGACCGGGGGCGTCGCAGCTACGGCCAGATTGATGATACCGGCTCGCGCCAGTGCCTGCACAACGTAATCAAGCCCCGGCATTTCTGCCTTGACGACGTTGCCACCGCTGGCGCGCCACAGCCCAATAAAATCTGTTGCGGGGTTGTACACCATTAGATGCTGTGCTCGTCTTCAGCCGTGTACAACGTGTTGAGCGTAACCGCCACAGCTACTGGGTTCGCGGGCCACGCTCCTGCAGCCTTCGGCCCGTAGATTGAAGGCTGCAGCCCATAGTTCGGATACCCGCCCCACAACAAGAGGTAATCGCCATCGATGCCGATATCCTTCGTGGGCGGGGAAGAGCTAAACCACTTCAGTCTCGTTTGGTACGTAACGGGAACAACGAAGAGGTAATGCCCCCAGGGGTCAACGTCCCCGCCGATATCGTTTGAACGCTTGTTGAAAAGCTGAAACGTCTGCGTATCAATGTACACTTCCCCGAGCACGCCGGCTTGCGGCGCCGGGGGTCCGAAACCACGGATGACAGAACCAAACTGCTTCGCTTGGAAGAAAACCCCACCCTGCATTGTGCCGTTATCAAAGCCGGACATCGTTTAAACCGTATGGCTGTCTTCTGCGGTGTAGAGCGTATTCAACGTCACTGCTACAGCAGCGGGACCGGATTGCAGCCCGAGCTGCTGTACGGGGCTCCCAGCCGTCGCGGTAACCGGGATGCCCAAAACGTATTCGTCAACGAGACCAAGGGCCAGAAGCTGCGTAGACGAACTTTCGTTGATGGCTACGCCCTCACCGGTTAAACCGATGGGGAGCACCGTACCCGCGCCAGCTACGGCAATCAGCACGTTCGGCCCGTTGCCGTTCTCCGGCCAGCTTGTCGCTTGTTTCGGCCCGTAGATTGAAGGCTGCATTCCGTAATTCGACCAACCGCCCCACAGCAGACAATAGTCGCCCGCAATGCCGATATCGTCCGTGGGGGCGTATGAGCTGAACCACTTCAGCGCCGTACGGTAAGTCACCGGAACAATGAAGAGGTAGTGGCCCCAAGGGTCTACGTCTCCGCCAGCATCGCTGGAACGCTTGCTAAAAAGCTGCCATGTTTGCGTATCAATGTAGACGTCCCCGAGAACACCGGCTTGCGGAACGGGTGGCCCCAGGCCGCGCATGATCGCGCCGAATTGCTTCGCCTGAAAGAAGACGCCGCCTTGCATAGTGCCGTTGTCGAAACCGGACATTTATGCAACCGCCCCCACGTCTCCGCGTCTCGAAACCTGCAGGGACAGCGTAACACCGGTCCCGTCGCTATTGTTGATGTTGACCACGCGCAGCCGCACCCACCCTGACAAGTTCAGAATACGTTTCGTCGCGACAACCATGTTCTGCCACTGATCAACCGGAAGCGCTGCGCTGTCCGGGTCACCGCCGAACATTTTGTGCTCCATCAATACTTGAACTTCCGGCATGATGGGCGACGGCGTGACGGCGCTCTGTGCCGAGTTGTTGAACACGATGGACGAGCGCGTGATGTTCACGCCCACCGTGTTGCCGGGGCTCACTGGAAGCCAGCCGGTAGCCCCGCCGATGGCGTCAGTGTACACCATGTCGGTTTGCGCGTTGATGCGCGTCGTGGAACCCCCGGGCCGGTAAAACGTCATGCGGTCACCTCGTTAGGTCTTGCGGCCCTTGCGCATGCCGTTGCCGCCCTTCGTGTCATAGCTCTTGGACGGCTTGCTTTTGGCGGACTGATTGCCGAAAGCAGTGTGCGAGCGGAAGTTGACGCCGGACCCTTCGCCTTCACCGTAGCGCGTCTTCGCCATGCGGCGCGAGCCCGCGTCGTCCGTGTCCGCCACGCTGCCCGGGTATCGCTTCAGCGGACCCGCCGGCACGGCCGGACGGCCTCCAAATTTCGTCTTGGGCGGGCCGTCCGCGTTCGGAATGCAATCGTTGCTCTTGCCGGGCTTGAAGCCAGTCACGTGGCCCTTGAAAGTCGTCATTTCTTCGTCCCTCGCTTCGGTTCGGTTTGCTTCGTGCGCGGCAGCAGTACCGCGAGCATCATGGCCTGCCCGGGCTTCAGCACGCCTGCGCGCTCCATACGACGCGCCAGAAGATAGGTTACCGGGTCAACCTTGGGAGATTGACCCGGAGCCCCCGCCTTGCTGGTGCGCCCCCGCTTCACGTCAGCTCTGCGCGAACGGCAGGCCGCCGGGCGCCGGGATCGGCTGCGGTTCCGCCGGGGCCGGGGGCTCCGGTTCCAGGCTCGCAATCTCCGTGGCCGCGTCCGCGTGGCTGGCCGCCTGCAGAAGCTGGCGCTTTGCCACCGCGATCACGTCCGGCAAATTCTTGTTGTCCAGCTTGCCGCGAAGCGCCATTTCGATACGCTCAACTTCGCCCGCAGCCATTTTCAGAAAGTCTTCCACCGTCTTCATGTCTCACTCCCCTGTCTAAGCCCCGCTGCCACCATAGCACGCTTCGGCCCGGTTAGCGAGAGCCCAACTCTAACCGCCGCAGCCGAATTTCGTGGTCGTGGTCGTGATCGTCAACGTTGGCAAAATGGAATTTCACTTCGTTATTGAGCAGCATTAAAGCCGTGCTCTGCGTCTGAAGTTGAGCCCGAATGTCATCCGCAGTGGACACGACACGTTGCAGCATCCAAGTTGCCACCGGCAGCCCTATCAACGTGCTGACAACCATGCACACGCGTGCAAAGGCGTAGAAAAATTCATTCCGGATTATTCCCGGTATTTTCTCTTCTGCTGGCGTCATCTCGTCCCCGTCAAGTCCGCAAGCTGCTGAACCGCTGCACTTCGAATTTCTGACGCTGCACTCTCCGCTTTGACGACTTCGTTTCGGAAGCTCTCGATAGCCGCGCCCGTCTGATTTGACGCTTGCGCGTTCAAGATCGTCAGCAGCGGCATGAAACTGTCCGCACAACCGTACTTGTCGATAGGCTCCCCAGTTTGCGGATTGGTAAATCGGACGTGTACGAACTTCGGGCAATCACACTCTGCTACGATCGAACGACAAGAGCGCGTAAAAGCCACGGCCGGACACTTGACCTTTTCATCCGGTAGCATCCGCGCCCCCGACTGACTGCGCGGCCAGCTCTTCGACAACTCGCCTGTCCGCTTCAGCCTTCGCGGCTGCCGCGTCCTCCGCTGCTTTGATCGCTGCATCTTCAGCGTCTGCAGCATGCCGCCACCCGTCGACGTACCGTTGATATGGCGACAGGTCATGGACGATCGCATTCGGCTTGCGATGCCATACGCCTACGTTGTTCGCGTGCATGTGGGCGACGTATTCGACTTCGCCATACGTACCGTACCACTGTAGCGCGTGGAAGTCCGCCGGCAGCGTACCGCAGTCCACCGTACAGCGGCGCCCGTCGACGCTCACCGCGTTGTCATCCTTGATGATTGTGACACGCATTACCGTCCGCCTCCGCGCGAAATCAACTCGATCATGCCCGTAAGTCCGGTGGTGGTGCCGAACGCTAGCCGGTACTGACCGGCGGGTAAGATCAGGTTTGTGAAGTTGCCCGCTGCGGCGGCCGGCGCGATGCCGGGCACGATTGCAGCGGTGACCGAAATGTACGTGGTGCCGTCCGCCGCCAGACGCTGCAGGGTGACGCCGGTACCCGGGACGAGCGCGGAGAGCGTGAGACCGTACCACCCCGCGTCAAGCGCGAAGTCCAGAGGCGTGGCGTTAATATTGCTCCACGCCTGATAGCTGCGCTGCAGCGTAGGACCCAGGGCCATGGATCACCATGCGCCAATCGGGAACGTAATAGCCGTACCGCCCTGCTGCTGCGCACCGTACAGGCAGACACGCGCGGTCGAATACATAGGCATCGCCGTGCCGCCAAGCGGGCCGGCTGCGGCCCGGATGTTCAACGGCGCGCTTAGGCTGTTGCCGGTCGCGGACGGAGCCGGCGGAATGCCGGAGCCGGCTGCCGGGCACGCCGCGCCCCAGACCAACGAAGCAGCCGTGACGGTCGTACTCGCCGACGTGGTAACGCCCGTGGTGCCGTTATAGGCCGTGACGGTCGTATTGGCCGGAATGGTGCACGCAGTGGTGTTCGTGGGCGCACACGTGACGATGCAACCAACGCAGGGGGCGACCGCCGGAGTGGCGCTCAGGGTCAACGCGGTGGTGCCGGCTGACGTGCCCGTACCGTTGCCGCCAGAGGTGTAGGCAACGGCGCTGCCTTCCACCAAAAGAACTTCGTTAGGTCCGTTCGC